ACTTTGTATTATTGCCGACGCCTCGAACGCTGCGCCGTCCAATCCGCTCAACTCAAGCAAAATATCATCACACGTTGACGCTCCGGCATCGAAATTGATATGGACGCCATTGGGTGTCATAGGCGTTCCGCCCGGCATGGCGTACCATAGTTGTCGCTGCATTGTGCGTTGTGGTGATATTAATGAATTCCAAGAATGACCAGCGTCATCGCTTATAGCTGCAGCCGTGGTCCATCCGGCCGATGCGCTTGAGCCTACTATAAGAATTCCTTTCCCACTATTACCTTGATCGAATAGTTGATTATATATTGGAGTCGCACTGCCTCCGGTTGAACCCCATGACGGATAATTGGACGTAAAATAAGATTTTTTTTGCGTGCACCCGGGATATTCAAACGTGGAAAGACCGCGTTGGAATACCGATCGTTGCACATCTTGATCATAGGCAGTTTGCATCTGTGCTTCCGTAAATATTGCCTCAACAATATCCGCAAAATCACAATCACCAGTAGAGAAAACTGGGTAGCTGCCTAATAGCTCAAGTTTAATATTTGGCATTGATCCGGTGCCTAAGTCCAGATTCGGAGACCCCATGCCAGCAAAAATAGGATAGATGATTTGTTGACTTTCATATCCAGAATATTCACTGCCGCTTCCCAATGCAGGCTCATTGGTAAGATTTAATTGTGATAATGGAGTCTTGCCATTAGATGTCAGCTGCGCGTAATAAATTTTCAGTTGTATGTAGACCGGTACATCAGGAAATCTCCAATTGCCTAATTCTAGTCCCGGAACAAGAATCTGAGGCCCATCGCCCGGACGCCATACATAACACCAGGGCCAATTGCGCGCCGCATGTGGATTTGTAGGATTTGGTCCGGCTGTAGCCATATTCCACAAAGGCCGTTCGGTATTCTGAGGATTGTCGCTTAGATAATACGGAGAATCCGGATTCCCATATTCTGTAATCTGCTGCGTATCCAGATATGCAATCAGTGTTACGCCAACCACACAGAAAAAATTACTGTCAGTCCATGAAATAACCTGAGAACGCGGGCTTTGATCGCCGAAATAATGGCTAACATTAACAAAATTAAGTTTGTAAATCTGATTCTGATTGGCATATACAACCAAAGGAGAAATGATCGGGTTGGATCCAAATAAATAATCAGCGTTGCACGCGTTAGTAGTCGATGAACTTCCTTTTTTCTTACCTCCGCCCTTGCCTTTCTTGGTGCTAGAAGATTCACGAATGTTTTCTGCCCAAATTACGATAGGGGCAATACGAGTACGACCGAAAATTGAAGGAATGGCCGAACCATAAGTAGAGGTCGACCCCATTATGCCGCCTAATGTAGGTCTCATAGTTGAGGCGCTGCTTTTGCCGTACATTATTCCTCCAATTTCAGCGGGTCGTAGATTTCGATAGGATGATAAGCCCACATAGGGTCGGTCGAAAGGTTTACCTCAACGGCCACAGGCGCAACTGAGTGTATTGCCATTGGGAACTCGGTGATAATTGCGCCATGGTTAAGCCGCCCGGTTCCGTTGACACGTCCGAGGACGATCTGGCCGGGCAAAGCCTTCACTGATCGATAGCAAACAGTTTCAAGAATCTTTTTCGCATGCCTTAAAACTACCATGCTGTATTTCTCTTCCTCGGTATGCTGCCACCAATCATCACTATAGATCTCCATCCGTTCTTCCGTGAACACCCCGACGTTTATCATGGTTTGCAGTATAAGTGTCGCACAATCGCAGCCAACGCCTTTAATCCGAGAGTTAAGATGGTACGGCGTTCCTAGCCACGTTCTGGCCTCTGCGACGATTTTACGCCTAATTTCCGTTTGATCGATCATATGCTTATTTCCGGTTCCGGGACGTAGGGGAACCCCTGATAATTGCCGTCCGTCAAGCTAACCGGCGCGGCCCCACTAACGTAAAATGTATCTACCCCAGGCGTTGGGGCGAATGGCAGAAGCTTGTAAAGTTGAATCTGGTTGTAATCTTTGCTGCTAGTGCCGGTAATTGTAATTTTTTTGTTGCTTTGTATGCCCGACCATTGCCGACCCAATGTCGCGCCCGTTGTATCATCAAACACCAAAAATCCATTGCGCAGGGCATCGTCCGAGAAGATCTGACCGGAATTAGGGCTAGTACAAGCAGCTATGATCGTTGACGCCGTGCTGCCTTCCACGACCGAAAATTTTGGTATCACAGATAATCCCGATGGAGGCGTTGCCCCGATGCTACTGGCCAGCGGGTTTGTAATCTCTATCACATTAGCCGGGACCTTGTAGTTTATAACATCAAGAAATGATGTGACCGTAAAGGTTATTTGGCCACGGTCAACTTTAGTTTGTGCAATACGGCCGCCAAACAGTTCGGAACATCCCCACGTATCCGCGTCGCCCGGCGTTGGCATATAGCAAGTCCAAGCATAAACCGGCCAATCCCGATAGTATCCCACCGAGGCCCGCTGATAAGGCCCGGCCGTTGCAAGCGAGGATGAATAGGCAACCACGGGCGGCTGCCAGTTCATTTCAATGCTGTTCACTTCGAGGCCTATGGCCGTATCAATGCGCCCGCGCGAAATGACGCCGGGAACAAACGTGCCATGAAGCGACCACAACAAGGGCGAGGACCAGTTTGTCAGCATTACGGCGCTGGGGTCGTCAAACGAGCCTATCTGGTACAGCTCGGCCATGAAGAAAGGCCCGGCCCCAAGGAGCCACGCTAGAACGGCCGCCGTCGTGTCTTGGTTTTTGCCGTTGGTAACTTTTTTCATTAGGACCCCGCAACGTAGCTGCGTGCCGACCGCAACTTGATTGAAGCGCCGCCACGATCACCGGCTGTCCAAAGGGAGTTCATGAATTTCTCGAAAGCTTGTTGGTCGCTGTCAAACTTGACGCGCCAATAGTAATAGAATGACGCCGTAATTGGCCCGATAGGCGCTGGCGTGCCGGTCCATTGAAGATACATCCCGGCGAAGCTATTGCCGCTGATTGCAAGGCCCGGCCCCTTAAGGTTGCAATCATATCCGCCCGACGATGTGTTGGTTACTGTCTTTGATACGCCGTTGGCATAAACGGACATGCCGCGCGTGAAGTCAACATAATCAATATCCTCCCACCACGTGCCGCCTCGGTAAATCTGAATAGGCGAGTACCACGTGCCGCTGATCGGATCCTGAATCAATCGCAAGCTTGCCGCAAGGTTTGGCGCTGCCGCAACTAGGGCCGGACCAACATTATCATCCGGCGTCTTTACGTCGTCAAAAAGGAAGCTGTCGCCTTGACCGTAATGGGTCAAAAAGAAGGCTTCAAGCGTCTGGAAATCCGTGTACGTCAAACCGGCCGGAATATCCGTTGCGCGGTCTTTTAGGTAATCGTATTTCAATTCCCAATGACGCCTCGGGTTTTGAGCCTGAATGATGGAGGTTTCCATAAACGACGGCGAAACCTGAACAATCGTATTAAACTCCGGCGTTCGCGCCACCGTCCACGTTATGCCGCGCACCGCATTTGGATAAAGGTCGTTGCTCATATTCCATATCCGGGAAGTGCGCCTTCGCGCTGTTTTTGTTTCATTAGTTTGGCCAAGTGATTACTATGTGCATCCAATTGTCTCTGCATCCATTGCTCGCCGCCTATTATCGTCGGCTGGTAGTTAATATGCAAGTTTCCGCTGCTGCCGCCCGACGTTTGACCGCTATTAATCATGTTTTGCAAGCCCGTTGAAATGTGCTCCGGCAACATCATTTCCTTCGCGTGGCCGAACATGAATTGATCTTTGTCTAAAATCCCGCCCTGTTTAAAAGATCCGAATGCCATAACACCGGCAAATGTTGCAGCGGCTGCGGCCGCACCAAGAACCGGACCAACAATTGGTATAGGAGACAACGCTTCCCAAGCCTGAGCGGCAGCATGCGCAGCGGATTTAATTATGCCTTTGCTTTTTATTGCATTCTGTTCTTCATCCGCCGCTTCGTCCGTCGCCGTGGCGGTCATTGCAATCATGGCATGCATGGCCTCTGTAGCAAGCCAGCGAGCAACTTTCTTTTCCTCGTATTGGATCAAATCCATAAGCATCTTATTCCAGCTTTGCCCCATGGCTTGCGCAAAGGTAGCTTGTCCCTGAATCCACTTATTAAAGCCGCTGAACATATAATCATCTATCTTGGCCGCCATTTTTTGCACGGATTGCTGTTCCTTCTGGTCGATCTTTTCGCGTTCTTGCTCTGCTTTCTGCCTTATAAGCGTGATACGATCTTGCTCTTTTTGATAGATCACAGGATCCGTTTCGCCATTTTTTTTAAGCTGTTCAATATAATCGGCCGATGCTTTTTCTTCATCCGCAAGCCATGCAGCAATGGCTTTCTTTTCATCTGCAGCCCATTTTCCAAGCGTGATTTGTTGATGCGCAAGTTTCTGATCATCGGTTTTTAGGGTTGCGGATAACAATTGATCCGCCATTGAATTCTCGAATTTTAGATTCTCCGCAGCCAGGCGCTTCGCATCTTCTATCTGTTTCTGCCTTTGCTTATAGGCCTCTTCTGTTACTTTCGCCCCCTCTTCTATCTCGCTCATAGCCGAAACCATTGCAAGTCTGGCGGTTTCTGCAAATTCTTTTGCCGCCGCTTCGGTTTGTTTCTTCATGTAGGCTTCATTCTGATCATCAACATATTGTGCAATTCGTATTTCCTGAATTGCCGCTTCATTGCGCTCGTCAATTGCCTTTTTGTTTTCTTCGTTAGACGCCACTTTTTTGTCAATTGGCAATATTGTGAGCCGTTGATTTAGTGAGTCGCGCACTACTTTGATATCTTCAAGCCGCTTGGTTATTTCGGCTAAATCGGTTTTCGCTTTATCAACTTCTTCGCCGGTGCCGATTTTATGAAAGAAACCGACAACGCTAGCACTTAATCTGTCGGCCGCTTTGTTTGAATCAAACATCTTTTCTGATAGTTCCGTATGTCCGGCGGATAGCATCCGGAGTTTTTCGGTTGCCGCCGTTGATGCTGCGCTTAGTTTATTAAATTCATCATTTGATCGATCAAGCTGCCGCTGCAGTTCGTTCTGTTCTGCCGATAATTTTGCCGTGCCACTAAGACCGGCCGTTGCTTGCGCAAGCTTTACGGTTCGCTCGAATTCGCTGAAAGCCTTCATTGTTTTGGTAATGCTTGCTTCGGCATCCGCATAGGCTTTCTTGGCTTCTTCATCCCAGCCGCGAAGCGCGTTTATTCCTTTATCTATCGCCTCCGGAATCTGCCCAATTACTTCGATTAATCCTACGGCCGCAATAACGGGAAAAGCCGCTGCCATGATGCCCGCGACCGGCCCCATGCTTGCAAGAAAACTTGATACAAATCGAGGCATATGGACCCCGATTTCCTCGCCTAATCCACGGATAGCATGCATAGAATGACTACCGCTGCCCATGTGACTTTCAACAGCCGCCCCAATCCCAGCAACGCTGGATTCTGCTGAGGCGGCCGCTGTATTCATTCCGGACACCATGCCAGCTGGCAATAACAAACTTGATCCTTGCAATTGCTTAAAACTGGAAGCCATTTTATCTGTTGAGGCTTGCACGGCCGCCGCCGCCTGACTCATGCCCGCCTGTAATGGCCCGACATCGACCGCCGTCAGAATCCTAAGAACGTCCGTGCTTCCCATGGCTTATCTATTCTCCTTAATGAATTGCTGCACATCGAGAGGAAGGCAATCAAACGGCATGCCCTCGCCCGAAAACATTGCATCCTCCAGCGCCGTGCTTTGTTGTTCCCTGCCAGCTTGCATGCGAAGACCCATTGCTATGTGTACCGGAGGATATTTATTCCAATGCTTATAAAGCGACATGACATCCGGCCATGGCAAACGACCAATATCACGCAACCTATATCCGGTTGCCGTAGCTATGCAGGAGCGGAGGTCGTCAAAGTCTGTGCCGCTGCTGCCTGAGTTTCCCCCGATTTGTCATCAATCGAAAGACCACTAAAAATAATTATTGCTTCATTCAATTTCTCGAAAACAACGCGGTCGCAAATGGACCTAAACTTTGCTACCGTCCACGGGTTTTCTATGCTTGTATTTGATTCAAGCATTTCCTCCGGATCAAGGATCCCATTGTTCAAGCCGTTACAGACCATTTCAATTGCATGATCATACATCTTTTTTGACCTGTCCGAAGGCGTCAATTCCTCTGTATTAACAGGTGTAAGATATTCCTGAAGCTGGTCGAAAGTTAATGCTCCGATCTTGTATTCCTTGCCTTCAATTGGTACTACTTTTTTCCTGCCCATAATTTTCCTTCCCGTTATTTTATAGATGCGGGCAATTTGGACGCCTCACAACTCCAAATCGAATCCGCGTGCGTTGTTATAGGAATCCCGAGCGCCTGCAAAGCTTGCGGCACGCCTTCCTGATTCCTGTCATGGCCGCACAATACGCGGCGCGCCTTTGGAGCCCATGCCCGGATTGACCGGATTGCTCCCTCGAAAGAATGATCGCCGTCAATGAAAACCATATCAATGCTGTTGTTCTCAAACTTGGCGGCCGCTTCGCAACAATCCATTTCAATCAGCTTCACGTTGTCGAAGCGCAGCATGTTGCGGGCAAACTGGTCGCCAATGTTGGCTTCCGACGCTTCCGCATGCGTTGTTTCCGTTTCACTTGGCGAGCCCTTGAAGTGGTCTATTGCAAAGACCGTGCCCTTGCAACCTTTGGCCAAGGCATGCGTCGAGTGACCTTTCCAACAACCTATTTCGGCGACTGTCTCATAGCGCCGCGCGCGATGGTAGAGCCATTGCAATTCGGGCAATGTCATCCATCCGGCGATATCGTTGCCAAAGTAATCGTCCGGCACGGGTTGCCGCCAGCCGCGAAGCGTTTCAATGAACAAGTCAAGCTTGGCATCTTCCGACACTTTGTAGGTGTGGACGAAGAAGCTTAAATTGCCCAAATCAAGCGAGCGCAGAATATGCGCGATGGAAGTGTATTTCAGGCCGTACATTGCCACGTTCCGGCTCATCACGTAATCATCAACATAATGGTCGGGCCTAAGCCCGGCTTCCGCCTCGCCGACCGTAGGCTTGACGCGCGCCATTACTTCTTCCGGCGTCATATCGTCCACGGGTTTCCATAGTTCGATGCACTGGTAGCTGGCCACGGACAGCCAGCCACAAGTCCCTATATTCCGACCGTCACGCCGGAAAACGCGGTCATATTTCCAGCGAACACCGGCGGAATCTGATTGATAATTGGCTACATGGTTGAGCGATAAATGCTCGGTAATGTCCGGCAACTCAGGGTGCACCATTGTGTCGGCGTCAAAAAATATATTCCAATCATTGCCCATTTCCTGAGCCAGCCGATGGATTTGAAGCTTTTCGTAAACCGCAGGCCAGCCGGGAAAACGGCGCTCGCGGATAACATGAAAATCCGCTCCGATGTTGTCGGCATACTTTTTCATGAACGGAAAAGTGAGCTTGGTCAACTCCGGAGCGTAGTTATTAACCGCGAGCGTGAATACAGTCTTTTTCAATCGTTTATCAAACATATAAGCCTTCCCTTAATGTTTGGTTAGGATGTTGCTAGTTGGACAGCTGGAAGATTTCCGCCACGTTCCCGGCCGCGTTGGCGAAAGCCTCAAACTCAAAGTCGCTGAACATATGAGCCGACCGGGTCATTGGCATGCTCATCTTCGACGCCCGGCACTGGAACAGATGGACGCCGTTGCCGTCGCTTTGGTACGGCTGAGTGAGGTACATTTCAAACACCGGCCCGTATCCCATAAGGTGATTCGTGACCGTCAGGGTTTTGCCGCTTGCCGACGTATAGGCATAATCAACAAGGACAACCACGTTGTTCCCGGCGTCGTTGCCGCCGAAGGTATAGGTGCCGGTTGCCGACACGGAATATTTCCCGGTGGCCTCATTGCCCGCTGATACCGGCTGCAGTTCCACGCCGGTCGCGGCATAGCGTACAACCAAGTTCACGGCAAAATTGTTTCCGCTGTTGGTGACGGCGAAATTGTTACCGGCCAAAGTATGCGATTCGCCATTAACAAACCGCTTTGTTCCGGTTGTGATGATGTCGCCGAAGAACAGCGAATTATAGGTGTCAACCTCGATTTCCGCGAACGCCGCCTTGCCCTTGAACTCCATATCGCCCGGCGCAATGTCGTCGGGAAGCTTGTTTTGTCCAAGAAGCTTTTCCAGCTTTTGGCTGAATTCTACGCTGACTTCCTTAACGATTCCGAACCGCTGGCCGAAGCTTGGCGTTGCAAGGTTTCCGCCAGATGGTATTCCATAAAGTAATCCCACTCCAAATTGCTTAATATAGCTACCCTCCTACCTTTACAGTTAGCATTCTGTTGCAAACTGTAGTAAAGTCAGAATTATGAATTCCGACGAATTGAAAAGATTCAACAGCAAAATTCAAAAACTTTTCAACGGTTGCATTGTCTGGACAACGGCGCTCAAGAATGGTTATGGAGTTTTGACCGTCAACCGTGATGGAAAATGGATCCAAGAATACGCTCACAGATTGTCCTATGAGCATTATATTGGTCCAATACCTAATGGTCTTACGCTTGACCATCTTTGCCGCAATAGACCATGTATTAATCCTATGCATTTGGAAGTTGTAACACGTGGCGAGAACGTACTTCGCGGCGATACGATAGCCGCGAGAGAAAAATCCCAAACTCATTGCAAAAATGGCCACGAATTTACCCCGGAAAACACCCGCATTGATAAAATCGGCAAGCGATCCTGCCGGGCATGCCACCGCATTTGGGATAGAATGCGCGGGCCAGCTAGAAAGCTTACGCGAAAGTCTCATCAACATAATCCTTAAAATTGGAGCGTATCACCGCTCCGGTTGTTTATAAACTACTCGCCGATAAGCATGCAAACAGGAATCATCAGGGTTTGCTGCTGTGCTATGTTAGGCTCCGCAAAGAGCCCGATTTCGCCCTCTATAAAAGTGTCGGCAACCAAGCCGCCAAGCGTTTGCACGCCGTCGAAATCAAACAAAGTATCCTCAAGCGCCTCAAGAACGGCATTGGCAAAGGCCCAATCTTCATCGACCGGCTCTACGTTGGTCCGGAAGTACACAACAAGCCAAGCCCACCATTCCCACGTTATAACTCCCGTATCGCGGCGCTTGCTTGCCCGCTGCGCCCCTTGGCAAACAAAGAGCGCCGGTTGATTGGCCGGGCCGACTTCTTCCGCTCCCTTTATGCCGCGCATGGATGAAGACCATTTGGCGTTATTGGGCAGCGGCGTTGTTTTGACCAGATTAAAGAGCGCCTCATAAGCCTGTTCGCGTGTCGTGCGTTGTCTGTTACACATCATTCCCCTTTCAAGCCGTCATTGGCCGCCTCTTTTAATTCGGTCAATATCTGCGGCCGCATTTCAAGCGCCGCCGGCAACATAAAGGGCCGCCGTAGTGCGGGCGGATGATGCAATACGGCCGCAACAACAACGCCGCCCTGAGCATTGAAACTTGCAATGGCCTTCACCTTGCGATTCAGGTTTGTGTTCTGAGACATGCCGCGCATGATCTGTCGGCCGCCCGGTACCGCACTATATCCCTCGGCAAAGAACGCCAAGGCCCGGCCGTTCACGGGATGTATTTCGTATTCGTGCGTCCCACCGAATTCATGGACGCGGCCGTACCACGCCGGGCCGCTTGCGCCCTCAACTCGGCCTTGCAACTCGGTCCCGGATGCTTCCGTTGGATAGGCCACGATGGACTGAGCCAGCTTGCCGCTGCGCCGGTGCAATACCTGTCCACTCAGTTTGTCGCGTACAATGTGCCGCTGCAGTAACAACATCAACCGAGTGAGCCGGGTGGCCACGGAGCGAATGATAGTCGGAGCTCGGCCGTTTAATCGCGCGACAAGCATGCGTTCCGAATTTCCGAAGCCGATGGAGATCATTTAGCAAACCGTCTTTCGCGTATAGAAATTCAGTATTTTCTGCGTCCGTGGCGTAACATCCCAATCCCGATAGCTTGTAGTCCCTGCGCCGCCCTGAACGCTCAAACTCTTTGACTTTAGGTCCATAGCAAGCTTCCGCTTGTAGGCTATGGCGCATTCCGTGCGCGCCGCCATTTCAAGGTCCGGAGGCGTGCCGTTGTTCCCGGCCGTGTAGTCAACATAGATATTCGCGTTCCCCATGGCGAAGCATCCTTGCAAACCAAGGCCAAAGGATTCATTCATGCCACCCATGGGACGCCGTATTGTAATCCCGCTTTTTTCTCTGTCCAGAATGGCGACGCCGCCCGATGTGCGGCCCGTGCTTATAGGAAGCTGCTGGCCGTTTACGATTACGGCCTGAATGGACACAAGCGGATATTGACGGAGGAATAGGGTTGTGCCGCCCTTGCCGCTATAAGGATCATCATCGGTTATAACGAGCACGCGGTTAAGCACGCGGCAGCCGGTATAGTTCATCGCGAACCGGCTGAAACTTGTAATCAAATCCTGCAACTCGGAATCTTCTTTTGTGCTGGAAACCTCGGCCATGGCCTTGACGGCCGCCAGCGTGGTCAAGTCGATATCATCGGCCGTACTGTGTTGGTAGGTTCCGAAAACCTGCTGGCCGCTTGTTGGCGCAACAACTAGGGTCGCCTGCTGGCCGGTCGGGTCTATGGATTCGATCTCGACGGCAACCATATCAACATATACCACCAGCGTGTTTACGTTTGGAGTGAGGCTAGTGCTAAATACGCGGTTTGTGTTATCAACCGCGCCCATCAATTGTTCGCCAATGTTTTCCACGGCCATGTGTTCACCTCTCCGATTGATGGCAGAATTTTCCGTCATTCATGCGCAACATTTTTTCTATGCGCTTTTGTTTATCTTCACATGATAATTGCGCCCAATATTTGATCTGAGCATTGCGGTTCTTGTTTTTTACTTCCTCGCTATAATGTTTTCCACGCATCGGACTTGGTTTTCCGGTCATATGTCCAATGTGTCCTTTTCGTGCATCACTAAACTTTTTTCTTGTTTCCGCTGAAAATACCTGGCGCTTTCTAGCTTCACGCAAAGCAGGTCGGGTGAATTAACCATGGTGGAGCTGCAACACCGCGCACTACCCACGCCTGCGCTTACCACTTTCAACAGGGAGACCTTCTCGCATAATATCGAACTGGACAGAACGATGGCGAACACGGG